GCTGACCGTCGCCGCCGCCGGGCGGCGGCTTCTGCGCGAGATGGCTGGCAACTGACACAATATAGAAGGGACAAACCACTGGGACGCGATCTGAGTTACGACGCTGACGTGGCCATGTGCGAGGCGTTTGCCGCGGCCGAGCGGGTCATCGTGCTGCTGGACCGCCACGCAAGCGACAACGGCACCGACCCCGACGTCATCGAGGGCTGGGCCGAGCGGCTGCGCCAGATGGCGACGGAGATCTACGCGACGCTGGGCGTGCCGCTGGCTTGCCTGCCGGGCGGCGGCCTGGTGCCCGCCCGCAACCCCAATGTAGGAGCAAAGCTGTGAGCGAGCGCAAGCTGCCGCCAGTCGCAGACGCGCTGGCCTATTGGAGCGAGGGCCGGGTGCAGGTGGTCCTGCACGGCCTGACCCACCGGGATGACCGCGCCACCGAGCTGACCGCGGCGCAGGCCCTGCGCCTAGCCGAGATGCTGGTGCGCTCCGCGCGGCAAGGGCTGGCCGAATGACTGACATCGTGGAGCGACTGCGTGATCCGTCCCGAGGTTCACCGCGCTGGGGCGACACGATGGACGACGCCGCCGACGAGATCGAGCGGCTGCGGGGAGAGAAGGATGAATGGATCGGACGCTATCAAGCAGAGCTCGACGACAATCACCGCATGAGCGCTTGGTACAAAGATGCGTGCGCCGAGCGGGACCGGCTGCGGGAGGCGCTGCAAAGCGCCGTGACGCAAATCGACACGACCGTGTTCAACCTCGACCAGATCGACCCAGAAAAGCCGGTCATCATGCGCGCGCTACGCAACATCGCAGAGACCGTCCGCGCAGCCCTCGGGGAGAACGACGCATGACCGATCTTCTGGCCGAGCCGCTGCGAGCGTGGCTGCTCAAGCGGGCGCTGTCGCAGCCCCGCCTCATCCACATGGAGGAGGACGCTGCCGGACTTCGCAAGGTGCTGGCGCTTGCCGGGCTGGAGGTGGTGCCGGTGCAGCCCACCGGGCTTGAGTATCGGGGTGGATGATGCTGACGCAGCTCAACCCGCCGCTGCCGCTGCTCACGCCTAAAGGCAAGGCGTGGGCGCATCTGGTGATCGACTACGGGCCGGAGGCAGACCTCATGTGGGTCTGCTTCCAGGATGAGGACGGCGCGTGCTGGACCTGGTCCAACCGCGACGTCCGGATCCAGGCCAACGCGACGCTGGGCCGCCGCGTCTAGCCTTCGTCGTCGCCGTCGTCTGGTAGGTCTGCGGTAAGGGTCGTAATGGCCCACGCCATCAGACCTACCAGCACGTCCGGGTCGCTGCTGTTGAGCGGCCAAATCTCCCGCGACCCGTCGCCGGCGCGCAGGATCAACACCGCGTGTTCCACGTCGGTGGAGTTTACCTGCTCTGCCAGCGCAACCAACGGTGAGAGGGCCATTGGCCCCTTGGTGTTCCGGCCCATCGGCTACCCCTTCCTTGCCTGCACTCGCACTCGCGGCTTGCCCGCCAGGGCCTCGCCGCGGAACCACGCTATTCCGTCCAGCACCTCGCACGTCTCCGGCTGGAGGAGTCGCCCGTTGCGGATCGTCAGCACGACCCAGCCCTGCGTCCAAGCGGTTGGCTTGCCGCGCAGGTAATTGAAGCAAGACCAATTGGGGTCTGCCAACATGCCCGCCTCGACGCCGTACATGCGACCCTTTAAATTTTCGCGGGCCGTTACGCGGAGCTTGTGCGTGTCGCCCGTGATTATGCTGGCGGCGCCCTTCATCGCGTTGTTGTAGGCGGCATGCTCACCATTGTGCCAGCGGTGCAGGGCGTAGAACGCGCCAAAGTCAAACCGCCAGGCCATGCGCCAGTCAGGAAACTTGTCGGCTAAGTTCATGCCTTCTTCGCCATCAAAGGCGGCGGCGTGTTTGGCTAAGTAGTTGTCATAGCGCTCGTCATGGTTACCGATGCACCAGAAGCGCTTGGATTTCGGCGCTGCGTTAGCTAGGTCGCCAAAGTGCATCCGCCCGGCCGCTAGCGTGTCCTTGACACGTCCGACAGGCGTCCAGCCCACCGCGTCATGGCGGCTTATCTCGCCTAAGTCCAGCGCGTCGCCTGTGCATAGCAAGAAGTCGGGCTTGATGCGCGGGATGGCCAACAGCAGCGCCTCATGGGCGACGCTACGCGGCTGCACGGGGTTCGTCCAATGGCAGTCGCCAAACACGACGAATACGCCATTCTCGACGCCCCACACCACCTCGGCGGCGTTTGCTGCTTCGCCCACCGCCGGAATCGCGCGGGCCACGACATCCGGCAGATTTAGCTTTCGCAAAGCAGCGCCGTAGCGGTGCCGCAGCGTGCTTTCCGGCATGTTGAGCTGGCGGGACGCAGGCGTAAATCCATGAAGCCTTACGGCCTCATGGATCTCGTACAGCACCTCATCTGGCGGAAGCGGCGAGGGCATCGCACCTAGGCCAGGCTTGTCTTTGAAACGTCATTGGATAGTCTCAAGAAAGACACTCCAAACCGTTGATTTACCTTAGCCTTATGGTTTTGGAGTTGTCCACACAATTCTCACTTGACGGCTTTTAGCGCCACGACCTTCGGCGCATTGCCATCCTCGATCATGCGCCGAAGGTCGCTTTTTGTGTAGGACGACGCCATCTCCGGCGCAGCGAAGATGTGCTTCTTCGTCAGATAGTCCGTTGAATACAGCCGGCCCATGTCGGTCCAGCCGGCTTCCTGGACCGCGTGTAGCAGCGCCGCCGGCGGCACCTTGGTGCCGGGCGGCATCAGCGCCTGGAGACGATCACAGACCGCCTGGAACGGCCCACCGATCACGCCGCGGGCGAACTCACCCTGGCGGCGCCGCACCATCTCCACGATCACGCTTTCAGCCATGCTCATGCTATGCTCGACCAGCGACGCCTTGACGTCCGTCATGGGCGGGGCGGCGCCAGGGTTGAAGGCCGACACGTCGCGGGCGTACAGCCAGCGGGCGATGGCGGCGAAGCCATCCTGCTCCTTATACCAGCGCCAGATCGCCTGCGCTTCCTTCGGCTCCATGCGGCTGGCCGTGGACCAGATCACGAACCAGCGACGGTCATCGCTCGACAGCGTCAGCGGGATCATGTCGTTGGAGAAGGCCAGAACGAACGCCCGGTTCAGCGTGTCGTAGGGGTGCAGGCCCTTGCGGTTGACCACCAAGTACTCCGGCGGCGCGGCGATGATCGGCTTCAGCCGGTTGGCCAGCGCCCGGCGCTCCCGCGCCTCCGGCTCCTTCAGCTCGTTCAGCAGGATGACTTCGCTCTCCAGAGCGTAGCCCCACTGGCTGTTGATCGTGTCGCCGTCGATCAGCCCCCGGTTGACCAGCGTCGGGCCGCAGACCGCCCACATGAACGGCGCCCACATGGTGTCCTTGCCGCTGCCGCCGTGGCCGCCGTGGAGGATCGCGTGGTTGATCTTGACGCGCGGGTTCTGGACCTTGAACGCCATCACGTCCCAGATGTGGTCGAGATCGCGGGGATCCGGCACCAACCGGCGGCAATGGTCCAGCCAGCGCGACACGTCGCCGCTAGGTGCCTTCGACACGTCTGGCCGGGCGTTGACCCAGCGGTTGCCGTAGACGTCGCCGTTGCGCGACACGAGGACGCTCTCGCCAGCGGCGTAGGTCACGCCCACTAGGACGCGGGCGCCCAACGCCTGGCGGTTCTCGTCGTAGCAGGTGGACGCCTCGATCTTCTTCCCGCCGTGGATGGACCGGCATGGGATGTGGCGAAACAGCGCGTTGAAGGCGCCCCGGCTAATCTCGCGCCGGTCCACCAGGTCAAAATAGCAGTCGTCCGACAGGACGTAGGCGAACCGCTCGTACCAGCTCGCCTTCTCAACCCGACCCAGCTCCTTGCGGTCCACCTCCGCGATGACCTCGGCGGCCCGGTCGGGGTACGTCTCGGTCGGCGTCAGCTTGTCGAAAGTGCGGGCCATCTGCTCTGCCAGCAATTCGTCCCGCAGACCGTGGCCAGCGCGGGGGCCACCCTGGTCGCAGACCCACTTCAGAAAGGCGGCGCTGTCCAGATGCTCGCAATGGCCGTGATAACAGCAGAAGGCGCGGTTGATCGGGTTGTAGCGGGCCTCGTTCTGGCCGGTGGTATGCTCTGCCGCGTTCGGGCAAACGACGCCCAGCCAGCCCTCTTGGTTGGCCGTGGACAGGACCAGGCCCTGCTCGTTCAGCCACTCCAGCACCGTGTCCTTGCCCGTGTCGCGCAGCCGGAAGACGCCCTGCGAGGACGTGTCAGCGGGCGCTGGCGTGACGCCCAGAGCCTCGCATATCTGCGGCAGGGTGAACTCGCGGTCGCGGTGGAACTCAACTAGGCGCGCCTTGAAGCCGTCGCGGCCGGGCTTGACGTTGACCGACCCTGGCAGTCGGAAATTGCGGACGGCGTTGACCGCGCCGGGATCCGTGTAGCCCGCCTCCGCGATGGCCGTCATAGCCGCGGTGAACTCGCCCTTGGTTGGCTGCTCCGCAAAGACGTAGCCCCATTGGAACGAGCCCTCGCTCGACTCCATGATCCAGGTCGGCGGCAGGGGCGGCGTCTTCGCCTTGGTCCCCACATCGTCCAGCATCATCACCAGGACGTACTCGCAGCAGGCCGCCGCCGCCGACGGCTGGCCGTCGCTGAAGCGGTCTACGATGAAGGATCCGGTGTTGCCGTACCACGACCCGCCGTCGTTCCGGCGCTTGGACGGCAGGAAGGCGGGCCAGGTGTACTTCAGCGTGCCGTCGGCGTGCAGCGCCTGCTGGCCGTCCCGCATGACCGCCTTTTGCCGCACCACCAGCAGCGTCTCGCCCTTCGGCGCAAGCCCTTCCAGAAACTCTACGAAGTCCATCATCTCCCCCTTAGCCTTTCCCATAGCGTGACATCACCGCAGCCTCGATGTTGAGCGGTATCCCTGCCGCCCAGGCTGGTGGCGAACACATGATGCGCTGCATGGCGGCCTGCGCCGCCTCCGGGTCGTTCGTCTCGACCACCACCTCGTCATGGACATGCAGCACGACGTCGTGACCCTCTGCCTCTAGCTGGCGCAGAGCGTGGCGAAGCAGATCATGCGCGGTGGCCTGGGTCACGTTCTCGCACGCGAGCCCCTTCCAGAGCCGCGCGCGGGGCCACTCTTTCGCATCCGCGGCGGGCTTCCCGGAGGCTTTCGCATAGGTGACGCCCTCAGGCTCCAGCCGCGCGAAGGGATAGCAGAGGACGCGGCCGGAAGGCAGAGCATACCAAAGGTGCTGGCCGTCGAACAAATAGGTTATCCGGCCGGCGGTGAACTCATGCCCGCGGTTACGCATCGCCCGCGTGTACGCCTCCTCCAGCCCCTGCCAGAACGGCACCGACCAGGAGTTCGCCCGCCGCCACGCGTCCACCATCTTCCGGGCCTCGCTCTCGGGCAGGTTGATGCCATAGATGCGGCCCATGGCCGCGAAGGCACCAACGCCTCCGGCGAAGCCGCAGGCCAGCTCCTGCACCTTGCCAACTTGGCGCTGGTCCTTCGTCACCTCCTCGACGGTGGTGCGGAAGGTGGCGGCGGCGTTGACCTTGTAGACGTCCTCGCCGCGTTCGAAGATCCCGAGCTTCTCAGCGCCGCTGTTCGACTTGGACAGCCAGGGGTTCACCCGCGCCTCGATGGCCGACCAGTCGGCGGCGATCAGAACCTTGCCGGGGGCGGGCAGCAGCGCCGGGCGCAGCATCCCCTTCAGGACGTCCGTCACCCGCTTGCCGTAGGCTGGGACGATCTGGTGCCCCCGCACCATCGCCTGGCGCACGTCCTCCGGCGCAGCGGCGCACTTGCGGGGGAAGTTGTGGACCTGGGCGCCGTAGCTGGACGCGCGGCCGGTCGCGGCCCCGCCAGCGAAGACGAACGCGCCCCGCACCCGGCCATCCTCGGCGTCGGCCAGTTCGGCCAGCCGGTTGAACTTCGCCACGCTGGAGGCCCACAGGTCGTCCGCGCATTGGATGACCTCGGCCACGTCGGGCGGCACCTCGTCGGGGTTCTCGGCGGCCAGGACCAGCAGGTTCGCGCGGACGTTTTTGTCGATGGACACCTTGGCCTCGCCGTCCTTGTGGACGACCATCAGCTTGCGGGCCTGCGGCCCCACCCGGTGTTCAACCCACGCCCGCATCTTGGGGCTGCGGACGCTGGTGATGGCGCCCGCCGTCACCTCGCGGACGGTCTGCTCGATCTCGACCAGTTCCTGGCCGGCGTAGCGCACGGCGGCGGCGCAGAGCGCCGTGTCCACCCGGACGCCGCGGTCGTTGACGCGCTCGTTGACGTGGTAGTCCAGCAGTTCCTCGTCGGACAGGTCGCGCATCGCCTTGCTGACGGCGCGCATCGCACGGACATCGGTTTCGCAGTACTGGACCATCTCGGCCAGGAGCGCGGCGTCCTCGCGGAAGGTGCCGTCGGGGCGGGGGATGGACAGCGCGCGGATCAGTTGGGCGCCACGGTGGTCCTTCTTCATGGACGCGCCAGCGAAGCGGCCGACGTCCTCCAGGCTACCGGGGCCGCAGTTGGCGCGGGCCTGGGCGGCGGTGCAGTAGAACTGCTCTAGCGCGGGCTCCGGGAAACCTTGGTCGGGGGCCAGGACGTACCAGAAGACTAGCCGCTCAAAGGCGGCGTTGTGCGCGCGGATCTGGCCCTGGTGCTGCGCCACCCGGTCGGGGAAGGGCTGGCCGGGCATCCAAGTCTCGACCTCCCCGTCCCCGAAGGCGTAGGACATGCACAGCACCTGCGTGCTGGGATCCTGCGCGTAGTTGTACGCCCCCGCGCTCGTCAGGTCACAGCGGCTGCGGCTTTCAAAATCAAGCCATAGGATCACGGCTGGCAGTCCATCACGGCTGCGATGAACTCTGCGGCGAGCGGCGCGACAATCGCGTTGCCGTAGGCGCGCAAACGTCCCACGCGGGCGGAAGCCCCATGAGCCAGCGGGAATGTGCCGGGTTCAACTGGCCGCCACTTTCCATCCCGGCACAGCAGCCAGTCAGCATCTCGCCAGAAACCGTGAAGCGGGCCGGGCCGCCCGACGCCTCCGGGATCGTCCTGGCAATCTGGTCCAGACCCATCTCGTTCTTCCGATCCCCGCCCCGCGAGCGAAAGCTGTCCGTCTGCGGCGTCGGCCACCCCGCCAACACCGCCATCTCGTTCAGCGGTCGGGCGTTGTGCGTGTACTCGTTCCCAGGGTTCAGCGCCCCCTTGTAATTTCTCGCCGCTGGCGTCGGCCACCCCGCCAGATGCGTCGCCACCGCCGTCAGCGTGTCGGCTTTGCCCCGCCCCCAGCGCATCCCGCTGCTCTCGCCGTCCTCTAGGCGCGGCGTCGGCCAGCCAGCCATCGTTGCGGTCGTCCGCAGATCCATCCCGCCGTCCCCGTGCAGCCCCGCGCCATTCGTGTCGCTGGTCCGCGGCGTCGGCCAGCCACCATAGGCGCTGTCGGATGTGCGGCGCGCCGACGCTCGCCGCGCCAAGATCGGCCGCCCCGACTGCGTATCCCACGCCTTCCAAGTCAGTCCGAACAGCGTCGAGCCAGTCTCGGCCAAGCGCGCTCGCAACCTGCTCTCCAAGGACGACTGGAGGCTGGCACTCCGCGATGAGGCGGTGGAACTCGGGCCACAGATGCCGCTCGTCGGCGGTGCCCCGCCCTCGACCGGCGGCGCTGAAGGGCTGGCAGGGGCAGGATCCGGTCCAGACGGGGCGGTCGTCTGCCCAGCCAGCGGAGCGCAGGGCGTGGGACCAGACGCCGATACCGGCGAAGAAATGGGCCTGAGTGAACCCTGCGACGTCTGCCGCAGCCACGTCCCGAATAGACCGCTCATCCACAACTCCATCTGCGATGTGGCCAGCCGCAATGAGGTTGCGAAGCCATTGGGCCGCGTAGGGCTCGATCTCGTTGTAATATGCTGCCATGGGGTGAAACGGCCCCCAGCTTGCGCCAGGGGCCGATCCTTCTCAGGCCGAGCGACGACGACGGCGGCCCGCCTCCGGCGCCGGTTCCTCGGGCGCGGCCTCCTCGGCCACCTCCGCGTCAGGGCCGTCGAGGCTCACCCACTCCACGATGTCGAACACAGGCGTGTAGATCCGCCCGTACGACTTGTGGGTGTAGTGTTCCTTCTTCAGCCGCACCACCGGCACCGGCTTGGACTGGTCCTTCTCCACCTGCGTGGCGATGGCGAGCGCCAGCACCTGCACGGCGCGCTTGCCGCCGACCGAGGTCGTCGAGAAGCGGGCTTCCATGTCCTTGTCTTCGCCGTTGACGCACTTCAGCGACATGCCGACCTGCGGCTCCCAGCCCCGCTTGGAACCGGGCGGCGCCGGTTCCAGTTCCGGCAGCGGCTGCGAGACGGAGACGGTCTTCTCGCCCAACACCTCGCCGTCACCCCACGCGATGTAGCCGTGGGTGAAGCTGAAGGGGTTGATGGCCCACAGGCTGTCAGTCTCGACCTCAGTCTGGTCGGCGCCGAACACCCAATGGCCGGTCTTGTCCATCTTGAGGA